GATTCACAAGATATTCTTATGAATGTAAAACCCGCTGAAATAAAAGGGGTGAAAAAATCTAAACCAAAAACTATCGTTCAAAATGGACATACCTACACTCTTGATGAGAAGACAGGGGAATATAAATGATGGCAAAGCCGAAATTCAATCCTAATGAAGAGTTTGAGGTTGTTAAAGAACCGCAAGGAACAAAACCCAAGTTCAATCCAGAAGAAAGTTTTGAAGAAGTTAATTCCCAAGAAAAACCAAGTAAGTTTTCTAAACTTGATTCTTACCTTCGCGGTGGCGCACAAGGTTTGTCTTTTGGCCTTGCAGACGAAGGCTCAGGCGCAGTTGGCGCATTGGGTTCACTCTTTAGTGATGAATCTTTTGCTGATTCTTACAGAAGAAACCGTGATGAATCGCGCGATGTTTACCAAGAAGCTGAAAAAGCAAATCCTAAGTCTTACACTGGTGGTTTAATTTCGGGTGGCGTTGGCGCAAGTTTAGTTCCAATAGTCGGTCAAGTCGGTAAACTTGGACAAGGCGCAAGCTTAGGTGCAAGAATTTTAGCTGGTTTAAAAGCTGGTGCAACTGTTGGTGGACTTGCTGGTGCTGGTAACTCAAAAGCCGATCTGACTAAAGGTGAAGTTGGACAATTTGTAAAAGACACTGGAAAAAGCGCAGCTGTCGGTTCAGTTTTTGGTGGCGCACTTCCTGTCGGTGGAACGGTTTTAAGTTCAGTCCCAAAAGTTTTAAAATCAGGCGCGCGCGGTCTTTTAAAGCGTGGAATAAAACCAACGCCAAATGTTGCAAAAGAAATTACAAACGAAGGTTTGGATTTGGCACTTGATTCAATGGGAACTTTAACATCAACCGCAAGGGGCGTTTATAGCACTTCAAAAAAAGCGGCTTCGGATGCTTATTCGGTAATTGATGATTTGGTGTCAAATTCAAAAAACAAAATATCAACCAACGAATATGTTTCAAAGATTGTTGAAAAAGCAAAAGAACTTCGCGCTTCTGGTCGTATGTCCGAAGCTAAAATTTTAGAAGGACAAGCGCAAAAGGTTAAAAATAATTTTGGTGGTTTAGACATGGAAGATTTAAGTCCAGATGTTTTAAACAACCTTAAAAAAGACTTATATAATTCTGTAAATTACCGTTCGGGAACAACAGCAACGATTGAAGGTAAAAAGAACGCTGCAAAAATGGCAAAAGAATCCGTTGAAGACGTTGTTTCACAAGGCGATGATTACATTAAAAGCATTATTCAAAAATACAACAGACAGTACGGTCAACTTGCACCAATCAAAGAAGCTGCAAAAAAATCAGCCGAAACCGTGAACCCTTTAGGTGGTTTGCTTGATGTTACTGCAGGAACTGCAGGTGCTGCAGCTGGTTTGGGTCCACTTGGTGCTGTCGCAACTGCAGCTGCACGAAGATCAATGCCAAGTGCGCAAATAGCTGGTGCAAATATCTTAAATAAGCTTTCCAGAGGAACAGGATTTGTCACAAAAAATGCTGGTAAATATGCTAGTGTTTTGGAACAAGCTGCCCTTCGTGGTGGGAATGCTGTTGCAGCTACAAATTACATTTTACAACAAACCGACCCTGAATATCGTATGCAGACGAAGGATTATTTTGGTGACAAGTAAACTTTGGTGGCAATCTAAAATAATATGGCTTGGGATAATAGCCATCGTTTTGTCTGCCATACAAGAATTTAACCTAATCCCTTGGCTTGACTCGCATGGTCCATTGATGACGGCGGTCATGGGTTTTGTAACCATATTATTACGGATAACAACGAGTACCGAAATAATAAAAAAAAAAATTCCTAGGAGAAATAATGTCAAAAGTAAAATACGTGGTCCAAGACAGCAATTTAAAAGTCTATCTGGACGCCAACGAAGACGGGGTAGCGTCTTTAGAACTAACGTTAAATCTAAGTGAGGCGCTTCAAGAAGCATTTAAAAAAGAAGCTGCGGTTGAGGGCGTTCAAACAGCATCGATCAAATTCGAAGGTTCAAAATTAGTTCTTATTGTTGATACTGACAAAGATGGCGAGCCATTATTAACTTTAGAATTAGATTTATTCGAAGCGATTGAAGAGACTGGTATTTTAAAATAAATGTTAGAAAAATTTGCCGTTCTTATTGCTAATTATCTTTTTGATAAAATTGAAGAGCGGCTAATAGCATATAATCAAAAAATGTCAGAATTTAAAAAAATCGAGCACGAGTCAGAAGGGCTTATGCTCGAATTAAAATTATCTCAAACTGAAGAAGAATATTATGCAGTTCTTAAAAAAATCAATGCTTTTGCTAACCTTCATGGGACTCGTAAATAATTGCGTAGGGATTCCACCAGCTCCTAAAGTTGATATCGGCGTATTAAGAGTTCAAGAAATCACTCCTGAAAAATTCAAACTAGAAGCTCTTTTTATAAATCAAAATGGAACAGCATATAAAATAAATGCTGCAAAGTTAGATAAATATTTAGTTATCCATCCACAACAAGCCCTTGATATGATCTCATGGATGAATAAGATTATGGTTGTTTTAAAAGCGGAGCTATATAAGCAATAATTATTTTATTTATTTTAACTTAACTATAGGTATGTATTTATGAATGAATCAGTTAAAGAAAAAGTTTACACGGCGAAATGGTTAGCTCAGGATTTTATAAATAAAAATAAACGATCTAGCTTGGTTTCATCAATTACAATTTTAGAAGCGGCTTTGTCCCAGTACGACAAAACTTCTAATTTGATAATTACAGAAACGGAACCTGAAAGATTAGATATTACTCCCGTTTTAACTCCTGTGGCTATACCTTCAATTATGCCTAAACCGATCAATGTCCTAGATGTTGATGTAAATTGGCAATCTAAAGGAAAATATCTAACGCCCTCGGGTAAGCCTATGGGACTTGTAGTTCATTACACAGTTTCAGGTCGCACGGATATTCACGCTCGAAATGTTTGTAAATATTTTGAAGGCACACCAAAATCTTTAGGGTATCAAGTTGCTTGTCCTATAATGGATGAATCAGGAAATATTTATAAATCAAAAAAATGGTCTTTATTATCAGACAGAAATAATCATGCTGGCAAAAGCTCGTGGGCAGGGATGACGGATTTATCATCAAAATTTATGGGTATTGAGATTTGTAATTGGGGTTTGTTAAATTCAAAATCCAGAGCGTACGTTTTAGAAGGTGATATTAGAAAAGTTCTTAAAAAAGACAATATTTTAAATGATGGCGATTACGAAGCATATACTCAGAAGCAAGAATTAGCTCTTGTTAATTTGTGTATTTATTTAAAAAAGAATTGTCCAGATTTTACATTCGATAATGTTGTTGGCCACGATGAAATTGCACCAAATAGAAAAACAGACCCAGGCGGGAGCTTGTCGATTACAATGCCAGCATTTAGAAAAAAATTAGAGCTAATATATGCTAACATTTAAGTATGAAGAATTTAATCAAAGCTCGTTTAGATGGGCAGTGCGAGCTGATTTTTGAATTTGAAAACGAAAAAGTCGTAAGAGCTTATATTGAGTCGGTTGAATTTGATCGAAAAATTCCTGTTAAATTACAAAATGTTGAATCTGAATTTTTAACTGATATTTTAAAAATTCATTTAGATAGATATAATAAATATAATTAAGTTTTTTGTTTTAGAAGCTCATAATGAACAGTATGTATGATTTTTTTGTCTAGGCTGCTGATTACTGTTTCAACTTGCCTTAGTCTTAGGTTTATACTTTCGTGAGTAACTCCAATTTGTGCCACCGAGGATTGGAAAGATTCCATTGCTGAATTAAAACCCCTAAGTTTAGACCCTAACCCGTCAATGTCTTGCTCAAATTTATTAAGCATATTGGTTAATATTACGCCCTCTAGAGCCTTTAATTTTTCTTGTTGTTTAAACGAATGATCAATTAAATATTTAATAGCCAAAACAAGCACTATTATTATGGCAACGGCTGTTCCAAAAAGATGAATCGGGTTTGTTAAATCCATTTATTTTTTAACTTCCTTTCGATTCTTAATTACAATTTCTTTTAGATTCTGTAATCGTCTTAATTCTTTTTCACCAACAATTTGCACTAGCTTATTGCCATCAACTTCAAGCTCGACAATATATTTTTTAGTGCTTAATTTCACCCATAGCCTTTGCCATCATTTTTTCTTTTATGGCTGATTCTACTATATCATGACCGAGGGCTAAAACCAGCTCGTCTAAGAGCCATTTTGTGTCTGGCATACGATTTCTTTTAACGTACCAATAATGATGTTTTTTTTTAAAACTAGGACTTTTGTCCTCTGCCATTTTTATCAATTCTATGAGTTTCATTTAGTTAATTCCTCTAAGCACATTGCAAATTTAACAGAATACTGGGCTAAAAAAACCATTACCATTAAGGTTACGAAGAATAATTGTATTAAAAAAATCATCAATACAATTATCCACATCGTCAGCTGATCTTTTAGCATTATTTCTTTTTAACTACTTTTTTCTTAGCGACCACGTTTTCTTTTACGAATATTACTGATTCTTTTTTGTAGCCCAAAGGTTTCTTTGTGATTTGCATAACTCAAGCCTTGCCTCACTGATGCGAAGCTGTTCAATCAACCAAACCATGTCCGAATGTGTGATGGACATGGTTTTTAATCTTTATTTTATTTCGTCAAGTTTAATCATGCAAGAATTCAAAAGTTTCGTGAGTTTCTTGGTGCGAATAGCTTTTTGCCTCTGACAAATCAATTTCGATTTTTGAATAAGGGTCAAAAAATTCTGGATTGTCGTTCATGTATTTAATCACAACATTCACCGCATTTTTAAAATCTTCTTTTTGTTTTTCATTCATTACTTTTCTCATTTTTTCTTTTCCTTTTTTTATTTATTTAGTTTAAATCCAAATTTAACCGCAACTTGCCATGATTCGAAACTAAAAATTCGCTTTCCACCAATTTCTTTTAAATTATTTGTCAAAACCATTTCTTTGGCAAGAGCTTTTAAAATATCTCGTCCTGTGTAAATAATTTCATCCATTTTTCTTTTCCTTTACTTTCAATGTGAAAGATTTTGTGACTTTCTTTTTGTATTTTTCGAGATCAATTTTAAAATCCGAAATCATTTTTGCGTAATCAAAAGATGTTCCGCCAGCCTTTTCGAGAAGTATCAATCCCTTGACCATACCTGCGTTTAGCGAATGGTTATATCTAACAACGCTTGCTCCGCAGTGAGCGCAATATTCTTTAGTCTTCATAAACTTTGAACCCACCCGTCAATGGCAACCAAAATTCTTCATCTAAATCATTTACGATTTTACCGTCCTCACGGATATAAATATATTTCATTCCAATCCAATGGATTTTATATAATTTTTTACCAGCTAATAATTCGATCATGGCTTGTTTAGGCGTCATGTATTTTTCTTTTCCGTAACAGTTAGTCTATATGAAATCGTTGGTTTCTTTTTATATTTTTCAACATCTATTTTGTAATCCTCGATCATTTTTTTGTAATCTATTCCTTCGGTCGTAGATTGCGAATATGTAAAACCCCACTTCTGGGTTTGTACCTTACCACCAAGTGGCTCTAAATATTTTTTGATTTGATCGTCAATTACAGTTTTTTGCTCGGCTAAAATGTCGATTTCAGCTTTGATTTTTTTACTTCTGTCACCTAAGGATTCTAAATCCGTAAAATCTTTATTAGCCAAAACGTCCTCTCGAAATTTCATCAAATTTGGCATTAGTTTTGTTTCTATATATTCAGCGTCCCTGAAAACTTCGATAATATGGCGTTTAAATGTTTCTGGGATTAGTTTGTCCATAAATTTCTTTTCATACTGCACTAAAAGCAAATATGTTTTTTTCATTTTTAGATTTACTAAAAATTGATGCTGTAGCTGAGGGTAAAATTTCATAGGAGCGACATTACTTTTCACAGCATCATCAAACACTTGTTTACCGATCATTTTACATTCCCATGATTCTGCTTCATCCATCGTCAGGCCATCAAACGAGGCCATTAGCCAATCGATTTCTGGGTGAGTCACAATCGCTGGCATAAACCTCTTGTCTTGCAAAAACTCGAACCTAGGTCTTTCTAGGGCCTCGACCGAATGGCCAAGGTTAGCAATTGGATTAGATTTCTGGGGAGGCAATTTTTCAAAAACAGTAGTTTTCTGTAAAAGCAAATCAGCCTTGCTCATATACTCGGATACACCCATTATAATGTTTGAATCCGAGGCTCCTATTTTGCCATGGCGTAATTTCAGCCAATCTTGAGTATTTTGGTCCATCTAAAACGGCACCTTTTCAGCATGGTTAAATAATTCAGGTTCTTTTGCTGGCATTTCAGAAATGGCTTTTTTAAATGCACCACTTAATTTCATCGCAGCAAATTTTTCTTTCAACGCATCCTTAGACGCTTTCTTGATTCCCTGCACTCCGCCTGTATACTCTTTATCGTTTACCCACTCAATATACTGATAGCCTTTATCGTTGATCGAAATTGTTAAAAAATATTCTCTATCCACTGATAAGCCCGTTCCTTCGGCCAAAACAATTGGGTCGTCTCCAGTGAAACCCATAGCCACAAGGGATTTGATCGTTTTATCATTCGGCTTGCCATCTCTCGTTAAAAACAATCCGTCCCACTTCATGGTTTCGTACTTAACGTCATCATCTTTTTCAATGAGCTGAAAATTAACAACAACCTTTGGGATATCACCAAGTTTTTCTACGATTTCGATTCCATAATCATTTATTACGCCTTTTGCTTTCATATTTTACTTTCCTTCCAAGTAGGTTTTAATTTCTTTTAATTTTTCATTATTGTTTTTATGTTTTGGTATTTCAGACAATGCTTTTTTTCTTATCTCTGCATCGTTTACTTTATCTGCAATTGCTAGAACGTCCTTATATAATTCATCGTCAGATACTGGTCTTGAAAAATAACCTTGTAATGTTTCAAACATTCCAGACTCTTCTAATTTTATTTTTGCTGGCATTTTTACTCTAGCCTTAGCATCGAATGATTTGCCATCAGAAAATAAAAACCGACCCGTTTCTGTAGCTCTTGCGTCCTTGCCAGTACCTACGACAAAAATATCTTTCTTTAAATAGAATGTGCCATCAACGTACTCCATCCACATCTTGGAAACTTTTTCGTGCATTTTTAATGTTTCCCTTAAATAAGGAACCTCGATATCTGCGTCGTGGTGCATATACTGTTTTGGATGCCCGATTAAAACCAAATGCTTTGTTTCGTTGATTTCATCTAGTTTTTCACGAATATCTTCGTGAGCTTTTTTTGAAATCTCAACCCATGCGCCATAGCCATTAGCCGCTTTTGTAATATCATCCGTTTTGTATTTTGCTAAAATAGATTTGTGCACTAAGGTTTCTAACCAATCCACAGAATCTATTATCACAGTTTCATAATCATCACGCTTGGCAATTTCAGCTAGGTTCGCATTAAATTGCTCCAAAGTTTTCATCCTAGCATATCTGTGGACAAGGCCATCAATACGACGTCCACCGCCCTCGATATCAACCAATATTGGTTTAGGGAATTGTGCTGCTGTGGTTGTTTTACCAATCCCTTCCTTTCCGTAAAAAATAACTCTTAATGGAATTTCATTCATAATCTTAGTATCCTTGTCCTGTTAAATATTGATCGAGCATTGCGTACTGTCTTTTTGGTATTTTTTTATTGTTAATCCATTTGTAGGACGTCATGGGACTTGTGTAGCCTAAATTATTACTTACGGTTTCGTAACTAAAACCTTTTTCGTTTTTTAATTTCTTTAGCCTTCGTGCTAAATTCGCTTTTGTCATTGAGTATCCTTATCTTTTTATATATCTATTTAATAGATGGATAATTTACGACAATATCAAATCGAAGCAATCGATGGCGTAATGCAAAATAAAAGAAATTTAATTCACCTAGATACTGGGTCTGGGAAGAGTGTCATTTTTAAGCATATAATCTTACACGCCCTTAAAAATGGTCAAAAAGTATTGTTTCTAGTAGCACGACAAAATGTTATTACGCAGGCATACGAAAAGCATTTCGGAGATATACAAAACAAGTCGCTTATGATGGGTGCAAATAAATATGAATTATCTGATTTGCTTTGTGCCTCGATTGATACGCTAACAAGGCGTAAGCATGTCCATGATGAAATTGTAAATAAATACGACCTAATTATCGTGGATGAATGTCATGATTGCACGGCTAATAAATACACCTCGTTTTTGGATTTGATTCCTCAAGATAAAACTTGCATCGGGTTTTCGGCTACTCCCTATCGGGTTGGTAAAAAAGCACATACCTTTTGGGATTTAGTTATTCATCCAATAAATACTTTGGATTTAATTAAGCAGGGACATTTAGTATTTCCCGAAATTTATTCGGCTGAAATAAAAATGAAGTCGGATGTAAAAACAATAGGTGGTGATTTTAATAATAAAGATTTGTTTAAACAAAATGATTCCATGGCTGTTTATGGAGACATTGTAAAGGAATATAAAAAATATGGTAAAAACAAAAAAGCATTTTGCTTCGCCATCAATATTGAGCACTCTAAAAAAATAGCGGAAGAGTTTTCAAAAAATAATATCTATGCTGTACACGTTGATTCAAACGACCCACCTGAATATAGGTCCGAAGTGCTATGGGAATTTGAAAACGGCCTAATTCAAATTCTATGTAATGTTAATATTTTTTCAACAGGCACGGATATTCCTTGTGCTGAAGTCGGCATCATGGCCCGTCCTACGAAATCCTTGATATTATGGAAACAGCAAATAGGGCGGCTCCTTAGGCCATACAAGGATAAAAAATCTGCGATTATTTTAGATCACGGTGGCAATACGTTTCGCCTAGGTCATCCAATAAACGATTTCCCTGCCGAGATAGATCAAGATCAATTAAAAAAACCAACTGAAATATCTATGAAGGTCTATCAATGTGGTTCTTGCTTTTATGTTTTTGGATTGAACACAAATGTATGTCCCCAGTGTGGAGCTGAAAATGAAATTAAAATTCGATTGATAAAAGAAGAAAAAGAAAAACAATTAAAAAAATTCGATTTAAATGAAAAAAAGAAAAAAGAAAAATCCGAGGACGATGAGTATGAAAAAGTTAGGCGGTTATATTTTAAGCCGAGCAGGGAAAGCGAACCGCTGTTTTTATTAAGAGATAGAATTTTTGATAAGGCAAAAGCATATAAATACAAAAAATGGTCCATACTTTTTAAAACTTATGAATTAGAGAAAGAACGTAACGCAATCGGCCTTACGATAAAATACCCTAAATGGTTTTTGGATATACAATCTAAAAATGAACAATTACCTCCAGCATCAGAATCTAATAGCGAAGACTTTACCTATCCTCCAAAATGAGTTCCCAAAATTACGCATGTTCCCACGCCATGTCGGCCTGTTTTATAACGTTCGAGGCGAGCCAATCCAGATCAATAAAAAAGGAATGTACGATTACTGGGCGTTATACCCTATGGCAAAAGGTGCATTACACATTGAAATGGAATTTAAAACGGGCAATGCTAAGAGATCGAAAAATCAGATTATCTGGGGGGATTTTTTAAATTCAATGAATTGTCATAATTTCGTGATCAACGAGACCAATGTAAATGATGTCATTCAGAAAATAAAAAACCTAGTCGCCATAAACGACTAGGTTAAAAAAGAACGCCTCCGAGTATCGCAACAACAAAGGAATAACTCTTAATGAAAACTATATTAGACTTAAATTCAGAAATCAAACACAACCTTGGCGACGCACCAAATACAATTCTACTCAACGAATCATGGGAGCGATTTCAAGTCGGTAAATCCAAAAAAGCAGGATGGCTCGTTGGTAAAACATGGTCGCACAATAATAAAGAGTTCTGGGCTGCCACCTACGGGTCTTGGAATTTAGGAATAGAAAGATTTAGATTTTTATCTTGGGATAAGGACGAGGAGCTCAAAAACCCAGGTTTAAAAAAAGAATTGGAATTGTTAAGTAAAAAAGCAGACGCTGAGATCAAAAAAGAGCAGGTCGCTAATAAAAAAAGGATCCTTGATAAATTCCAGTCTTTTAAACCTCTAGAATCTGCAGACAATCGATATTTAGCTAAAAAAATGGTTACATCTTACCAAGGTCTGTATTTGGATTCAGTAAATAATCTTGTCGTCCCGATTTACGAATCGTTCGATAAAAAAATAGCTGGGTATCAAACAGTATTCACTACGCATAAATCCTTCCCTTCTGGGCAAAAAGTTCAAGGCAATTTCTTTTATTATGGCGATGTTCAATCCGCTGATTTTGTATATCTGTGCGAGGGCATCGCTACGGCTGCGACGATTTTTGAGGTTACAAAAATTCCTACGATATCCTGCTTCCAAGCCAATAATATGCCTCATGTGATCAAACGAATTAAAAATGAATTACGTGGTAAAAACGTGGTTATCGCTTGCGACAACGACCCGATGTCAAAAATGGGAACAAAAGCCGGAATTGATTTCGCCATGCGTGCAAAATCCAAGTTTGGCAATGCTGTCATTATCCAACCTGATTTCGGTTCTGAAATTACGGCTTTTACGGATTACAATGATTTGTTCGTATCCAAAGGTTTTGATGAAACTCACCGACAATTAAAATTTGACCCCTCCGATTTTGTAACTGTGGATTTCTTAGGCCGAAATCGTAATGGCGTTTATTTCTTTTACTCTAGCCGTGAAAAAACATTACGAGAAGCTACGTTCGAAAAAATCAGGGCTGGGGTTTTGTGCGATATTGCAAAGGATAATTGGTGGGCACAACGGTTCGTCCCTATTTACTTGAAAGATAAAGAATCGGGCGAGATGGTCAGGACCGAGCGAACGAATTGGAAAGCTACGGCTGAATTGATCGCTGAAAAACAGCAGGCCATCGGATTTTACGACCCTTCGAATATCCGTGGCATGGGCTCCTGGGTCGATGGTAAACACCATGTGCTAAATCTTGGCGATCGAATCTTGGTAAATGGCGTCGAGGAATCCTTCGGTCGATCAAAAAATTTGCGTAAATTCTATACTCCGTCCGATCGCACGCTTGTATATACGGATTCATATACAAATAATTTTTTGCCAATTAAAAAAGCAATTGATTTAGTTGATTTCAAATCCGAGCGTGATCGAATTATCTGCTTGGGGTATTTAGCTTTTGCCCAGATATTTAGCACGCAGAAGTGGCGTCCGCATTTATGGATTAGGGCCGATCGAGGCTCGGGTAAATCTAGCCTATTAGGTCTTTTGAACGATTTAATTCAGAACTCGATGATAATACAGGATTCAACGGCTGCAGGCGTTAGGCAGGCCGTAGCGAGCGACTCATGTGTATGCCTGGTCGACGAGGCCGAGGGCGAGCAATACCGAACCAAACAATTATTAGAAATTGCCCGACATTCATCCAGTGGTGCAAATTCCAGCGTTTTACGTGGGACCACAACGGGCGAGGTGATTAGATTTAAACCCGAATTGTCTTTTGTATTTGCATCCATCCGCTCACCCGATTTAACCCCAGCTGATGAATCCAGAATTATTGATATATTTTTAAGCAAAAATGGTGAATCATGCCAATCCAGAAATCAGGAAAGGGTGGCCGCTTTTTACGATGCCCAGAAATTAAGCCATGATTTATTCACCTATGTGAATAAAAATCTCGAGATATTTAACATAGGCCGTGAAACAATCCACAAAGGGCTAATGAATGAGGGTCAGGACGCTAGATTCGCCGACCAGTACGCTCCAATCTTGGCTGGGTATATGTTGCTCTACCCCGATTCGGATTTGCTAGAAACGGCCCGTGTGGTCTTTTCGGATATGAACAATGAAGAAGATCAAAAAACGGATAGCGAAGATTTTTATGATATTCTTATGCAAATAATGATCAAGGTGGATAAAACTGAATGGTCTTTAGGCATGACCCTAAATAATTACAGAGACAATCCAACTTTAGAATATATGAAAAAAGCCTTATTGGAACATGGTATTCATTATTTGCCTAACATTAAGGCTTTTTGTTTTTCAAAAAACATCCATTTAAAAAATGTAATAGCTCGCCAATCGAATTATAAGAATTATTGGTCTGCTTTTAAAACCAACCCTAGGTTTGAATATAAAAACAACGGAAAAGAGGGTAAATCATGGCGATTATCCTCATTTATCTTTTGAAAAGGTAAACTTACCTCCTTGTTTACCTTAGATTTATCTAGGTTTCCGTAGTAATATCATATAGTTACGACGGATTTACCTATTTACCTAGGTTTTCACAAAACACCTATACATATTTATGCTTATTGATATATCCATAGATATGTCTATTATTATTATTATATATATATATTATTAGTAAGTAAGGTAAGTAAGGTAATAAACGAATAAAAGCTAATAATATCAAATACTTGATGCGCTGCGTTTATTTACCTTTTATTTACCTATTTACCTTTTTGTATCATTATGCTGCATTCTTAATCATTATGCTTGATTTTTGTGATAATATATATTATTATATATATATACCCATAGGAGGGATTATGTTAGATTTTCTAGGATTTTTACTAGGCACTTTGTTTCAAATTATATTTTATGTGGTGGTTTTTAAAATCGCTGTGTATTTCTACTATTTATTTTAACCAAAAAAGGACATTCAATGAAAACCCTAATCGACATTGATGATAAACTGAAAACTAAATTTAAATTATTATGCGTAAAAAAGAACATTTCGATGAAACAAGCCATTGAACAACTTATTAAGGAGTATCTAGATGAAAACAAAAGCTCAAAAACTGCACGATCTAGCAACCCACCCATACTATGGTCCAATCGTTAAAAAAATACCTGCAGATATTATCAAGGTAATGTTCATATTTCTGGCATGGCATGAGGATACCGACGATGAGGAATACGCCACTATGATTCTACGAAATGATTACCCCGTGGGGATGCAACCGAAAAAAGATCGCCATTTGATCAATGAAGTTTTGCTAATATGTAAATAGGAATTTATATGAAAAAAATTAAAACTACAATAACCAAATTCTGTCTTTTTTGTGGGATGAAATGCGATCTGCAAAAAACAATTAAAAATAAAAAAGGGTACCCCTTTTTAAAATAGGGTACCTTGACGTGCTGTGTCTGTTTAATATGTTTGGGTTTTAAAAGTCGGTTTGACTTTACGGAGTTCATGGATAAGTTTTAGGCATGAGCTTAGAAATCAACGACAAAATTGTTTGGACAAAAATTTCAGAAATCCAACCAAATCCAAAAAACACAAACAAACACACAAAAAATCAAATCGAAAGACTTGCAAAAATAATAAGCTATCAAGGTTTTCGATCACCAATTGTGGTGTCAAATTTGTCTGGTCTTGTGGTGGCTGGACACGCACGGCTGGACGCTGCAAAAAAACTAGGGTTGACGAAAGTGCCAGTTTCTTTTCAAGACTTCACAGACCTTGATCAAGAGTTTGCACATTTAAATGCAGACAATGCAATTGCATCGTGGGCTGAAATTGACCTTGATGAAATTAAAAAGTTTGAATTCAAGCTGGATTTTGATGTTGATTTTCTAGGATTTAAGGATTTCAGTATTAGCAATAATCTAGACATGTCAGACTTGGATGAAAAAGAAGACAAAGAAAAATTACCTTCTTATAAACTAGAAATCCAATTTCCCACCGAACAAGAGATGACCGAAAAGTATAACGAGCTTATGAGTGATGGCTTCTTAGTTAAGGCTCTGTTTTAAATGGCAGAGTATGGAATACCCTACATGGGTTCAAAAGGTTCAATCGTAAATGAACTTATTAAAGTATTCCCAAACGCAGATCACTTTTACGATTTGTTTGGCGGTGGGTTTTCTGTCACTCATGGGATGATGGCAAGAAGGTCTAGGGATTTTAAACATTTTCATTTCAATGAAATCAGACCAGGCATTTGTGATTTAATCAAAGATGCGATTGATGGCAAATACAACTACAATGTTTTTAAGCCACCTTGGGTTTCTAGAGAAGACTTTTTTAAAAATTTAGATACAGACCCGATGGTCAAAATACTGTGGTCCTTTGGGAATAATGCTAAGACCTATTTGTTTTCAAAAGAAATAGAGCCTTATAAAAAGTCTATGCATAACGCTATAGTTTTTAACGACTTTGATAATTTGGCAAAACAAGTTATGGGATGTTCTTTTTTTAGAGAAGGTTATGATATTAAATCCCGAAGGCTGGTGCTTAGAAATAGAATTGAATTTTATAGAAAAACAACTGTACCTGAATTTTTATATCCTTTTTTAAAAGAAAAAGATTTACAAGTTTTAAAACAACTGCAACCGCTGCAACAACTGCAACAGCTGCAACAACTGCTACAACTGGAACAACTGCAACAACTAGAACAACTGCAGCAACTAGAACAACTAGAACGACTTAATTATTACAACCTAAGCTATGAACAAGTGTCCATAAAAAACAATTCAATTATTTACTGTGACCCACCTTACGTGGGTACTTCTAAATACGATGGTGGGTTCGATCACAAGGTTTTTTTTAATTGGGCGGACGATCAAGTAAATCCAGTTTTTATTTCAGAATACAATGTTCCCGACAAAAGATTCACTGAAATTTGGAATATAAAAAAAAGATCAAATCTAAGCCATGTGAAGACATTAAATATTAAGATCGAAAAATTGTATGTAAATAAATCTGGGCTTAAGGCATTGAGATTGTGAGGGACGCGGCTGGAAAGTTTAAAAAAGGAAACAAGGTTGGTGGAGGATTGAAACAACCCAAAGAATTAAGGATTGAGGTTCTTGAGGATATCGTTGAACTTCGAAAGAAAGGTTACGGCCGAATCTTGAGACAATTTAAAAACATGTCGCAAATGCCGATTTCCACTTTCAAAATCATGTTGGACAACAAGGGACTTTCAATTGAGGATGCCGCATTTATGTCTTTTTTTAAAAACATGATTGAAAATGGTGATGTTGCGCGCATGAAATTTTATTTTGCAACTTATGGAATACCTACGGATTTAAAAGCCATTACGTTTCAGGAATCAAATGCAAATGCTGGCGATATCGATGATCAAAAGCGTGATGTAAATGAAGAGCTATCTAAAGAAGAGCAATTAGAGATGATCGAAAAAATGAAAATTATTATTACGTCTTCTTAACGTAGAACTTTTCGTCTTCAAAAAATCTATAAACATTTTTATTTGAATTGATTAGGTTTTTAGTGATCTCAATTTTCTTTCTGGAGTGGTCTACGATATTCAGGTCGGGCCATTTTTCGCAAACATATTGAGCCATTAGCGATTCTGCATCGGAATCCATCCCAATTACAAATTGTGGAATATTCACAACCTTGAACATCTCCCATAATCCAATGGCTAAACATTCGTTCTCGTATCTGGTAAAATTATTAAACCCAGGTTCTTTCGTGATCAGGTCTAGTTTGTTAGAATGTCGAATGAATTTAAAGAATAATTGAATACGTGCGATAATGTCCATCCAGAAATCTTGCCTAAATTATTTGAGAATGTATTGACGCAAAAAGGCAATTGACGATATGGAATTAGCTACACATAATATTAAACAGCTCCATGCAAACGAGCTAAATTGTTTCTATACAAACGAACAAAGGAATAAAATGGACACCCAAATACAAAATTTAATAGACGATTCTATTCAGTACACGAGTATTTACGACTTAATAATGACGTCCCAGCATAGCGGTTTTATGCACGACCGCTTAAAAAAAGCTCAAGAATTTATCACGCTGAAGCATACAGCCCTCAAAGAACAAATCAAAAAACATCCCGATCAAGAAGAAGTCGTACGTCTTTTAGGCGAGAGGGCTAAAGAGGTATTGTCGTGAAAAAAGAAAAGAAAAATGAAGGTGGATTATTACAAGATATCGAGTTCGATGCTCTATCTTTATTAAAAGTCCCAGCTGGTGAAATCGGTGCATTTAATTATTCAGTATTAAGATTAAAAATTAAAAATGGCGAAGTGACTAACGTCGAAATGTCCCCCCCGAATATGAAACAAATAGCAATGAGCGAAGGCAAAATTGCATTTATGAAAACATTTTTCTTCGAGGACGTTAGCGAAGCGGTGACTCCAGATGCTCCATAGACAAATTGTATTATTATTATTTGTTCTGGGTGTGATAGGATATCTAGCTTTTTTTAGCAAATATATTCTATTTACTTGTTTTTCTGGCCTAGTATTGGCCGTGCTTTTTTTCGATCAATTTAAAGATATAAAAGAAAAGACAGAAATCGAAGAAAGAATGATTGCTCTCGAAAAGAAAATCATCGCACTTGAAATAAAAAACAATAATCTAAGTCTAACCGTGGGATTGCGTAAGTAATGGATGGACAGCAAATACCTAAAGGCTAAGTACGACGAGCTAGTCCTCAAAGCATGGTTAGACGGAAACCTAAATTACAAACTTCATGCTGGTCAATTAAAAATTGATAACGAAATCAGAAATGGTTCCGAAAAATTACACGTCGTAAACGTATCCAGACAGTTTGGCAAAACATTTCTAGAGGCAAAAATAGCTTGTGAAGTGGCTCGTAAAAAAAAGCGAGCACGAATTAAAATTGGTACTGCATTTTTAACCGACCTAGAGGAATTTGTATTGCCTGCGTTTGAAGAAGTATTATCCGATTGCCCACCATCATTGAAACCAAAATACAATGCACAAAAACATAAATTCACGTTTCCATATTGTGGCTCTGAAGTTAAATTGATCGGGCTAGATAGAAAGCCCGATGGACTTCGTGGGAATGTGGTCGATGCAATTATGTTGGATGAAGCGGGGTTCATTGGCGATCTGGATTACCAATACAAATCTGTAATTATTCCTTCGACTACGCATAGGCCGAATGCAAAAATTATTTTCTTCTCGACTCCACCTGAATCATTAGATCACCCATTTGCACAATATTGCGAAATGCAAAAGCTATCGGGTAATTACTCGCACGCTACGATTTACGATAACCCGATGTTAACTGAAAAACAGATTGACGATATTATAAAATTATATGGCGGTTCTGATTCAATTGAATTTCGTCGTGAGTATTTAGCAGAATTGATCGTGGATAAAAACAAAGCGATTGTGCCCGAATGGGATGATAGATTTATCGAGGCCGTGCCTCCAACGGAATTTACTAAATTTTATCATAGATATACTGCGATGGACTTAGGGGTTCGGGATTTTACAGCATTTTTATTTGGCCACTATGATTTTAATAAAGGTCGATTGATTATTGAGGACGAAGCGGATTTATCTGGCGATAAAGTTAGAACCGATATCATGTTGGAATTGATTAGAAGAAAAGAAGCACAACATTTCGGTGAAATAAAACCTAGATTAAGAATTTCGGATAATAATAATTTACAATTATTGAATGATTTAACTACCCTTCACGGTATGCCATTCTCACCCACCTCGAAAGATCATCTTCATGCAATGGTAAACGAGTTGCGAATGTGGGTTCAGCGTGGTCGAATCGTGGTTCATCCACGTTGTAAAATGCTAATTGGCAATTTAAATAACGCATTGTGGAATGATCGACGTGATGAATTTACGAGATCATCCGTTTATAAACATTGGGACCATTTAGCTACGCTTATATATATGGTGAGGAATATAGATCAGCATACGAATCCAATTCCAGCGACTTATGGAATGAGGATGAGTTCTCACCATATGAATGAAGGGTTTGGTCAAGAAAAAAACTTAACAGAGTTAAAAAAAGCATTTAACCTTAAGCGGTAAGGAAGAAATATATATGAAAAAATACTGGGCAACAGAGGGCATCGATAAGATCGGCTCTAAAATATTAGGTCAATTCGATGATTACCAACAGTTTATTCAGACAACTGGAATGTTGGCCGTATGGCAAAAAAGCTATGAAGCATATTACAAACCTATGTGGATGCTTGGTGGAACGCAAAGGGTTGGAAACCAAGGCGAGTATACTTCGACTTGCATAAATCATTATAAAAATTTATTAGAACATTTGCTCACAATGGTGACGCAAAACAGACCTGCGCTTGACCCTAAGGCTACGAATACAGATCAGAAATCACAATCCCAAACGATTTTATCTCGTGGATTATTAGATTATTATTTAAAAGAAAAGAATTTAGAAGAGCAATACGTTCTAGCTCTAGATTACGCTATTAAATTTGGCGAAGGTTTGATTATTAAAGAATGGGATGCGACCGAGGGTGCTAAAATTTCAGAGGACCCAGATACTGGGCAAATTATAAATGAGGGTGATTTAGTATTTACATCAGCAATGTCCGTGGATGCTGCTCGTGATTGCTCCGTTCGTGATGTAAACAAAAACAAATGGTGGATTATCCGTCGCTTTGAAAACAAGTACGATATGGCCGAAAAATACCCAGAAATGGCCGATAAAATCATAAATTTAGCGGACGATACGGATTCTACTTATGAATTGAGAAGAAATATATTCGATTCGTATTCTTCTGATTTAATACCAGTTTTTAAATTATACCATAGTAAATGCTCGATATTACCCGAGGGCCGTATCACGGAATGTTTGCGAGAGGATATAATTACAGTTGACGGACCAATGCCATATAAAACAAACCCTGTAAAAAGAATTATTCCAAAACAAATTGATAGAATGAATTTTGGATATTCTGCATCGTTCGATTTACTTCCTATCCAAGAACAATCCGATGTTTTACATTCCACAATTACAACAAACCAAAGATTATTTGGAGTTCAGAATATTCAAGCACCGATCGGTTCAAACGTAGGCGTTGAGGAATTAAAAGACGGGTTGAATCTATTATATTTCGACCCGAAATTAGGTAAATTAGAACCTCTAAATCTTTTGCAAACTGCTGGTGAAATTTTTAATTACACTAGAGATTTATCTGGCCTAATGGAAACGATATCGGGCGTAAATTCAGTGGCTCGTGGTAATCCAGAAGCGGCATTAAAATCAGCGTCTGGTTCAGCGATGGCATTGATTCAATCTATGGCTATCCAATTCGCTAATAAATTAGAGCAGTCTGCAACGAAGGTTCTAGAAGAAATTGGAACGGATATTATAAATGATTTAAGGGTATTCCAGAAAAACGAAAGAACTGCTGCGATCGTTGGTAAATCTAATCAAGTTTATATGTCAAACTACACAGCCGAGGATTTGGATTTAATAAATCGGGTGACTGTTGATCGTGGGTCTGCGCTAGGTAAAACCACGGCAGGTAAATTACAAATCGCACAAGATTTATTTGAGAAGGGTTTAATAAAAACCGCAGATCAATATTATATGGTTTTAGCGACTGGTCGATTAGAAGTTGCAGTTGAAGGTGCTGAAGCAGAAATGTTAAACATCAAATCAGAGAATGAAAAATTATCCGAGGGTGTGAGCATACCCGTTGTTGTTACAGATAATCATCTTGCACATATCAACGAACACAAAGCGGTTATTGCTCCGCCCGAGGCTCGTCAAGACCCGAATGTTCTACGTGAAACATTGGCTCATATTCAATTACACATAAATGAATTATCAAATCCGATGAACGCCAATTTATTAACATTGCTTGGTCAACAACCGATTATGATGCCACCACCTATGCCACCAAATGGCGGTCCACCTCCACCACAAAATGGCAATCCAATTATGGAAGAAGCAGAGGGTGTGAATATGCCAGCCTCGCCCACCAATCCGATGACGGGTGAGCGTGCTCCATTAGCCGATGGGTCCGCAGGGCGTCCATGAATCGAGAGCACATGAGACCGATAAATTTAGATAAAGATTACGCTTGGCTACAGCTAATTTGTAATACTAGAGACGTTAAAACATTTAAAAAAGAATATTTGCCATCGACTGGTTATATTGTCGAGGGTAAATGTTTTTGCTTCGTGTACGAAACAAATTCTAAGGTTTGTATTCTAGAACATTTAGTTTCAGCGAAGGGTTGCGATACTGCTATCGTAGACAAATTGATAAAAGACATAATGGATTTGCAAATGCGAAAAGGATACACGCTAGTCGTTGGAATCACTACGCATGAAAAAGTAATAAATAGAATTAAAAAATATGGTGGTAAGGCTTCTGAGCCTCATACTGCTTTTTATAAAAAATTATAAATAATCGTATCCAACAAAGGACCGATCAAGGAGATGTTATGGAAGTGGAAACTTCAACGCAAGCACCAGAAGTGGAAGTAAATTTAGAATCAGAGGATTCAGGCGAAGAGCAAGTTGCAAAGCCATCGGGTCCAGACCCTAAATTCTTAGAGGCATTACGTCGTCATAAAGAAAAAGTAAAAATCGATGGCGAAGAAATCGAAGTCGATTACGAAACTATGAAACGAGATTATCAGATTCGTAAAGCATCGGATAAAAAATTTCATGAAGCCTCGATGAAAGAAAAGAGAGTCGAAGAGTTCTTAAAAATACTTAAAACAAATCCAAAGCAAATTCTGATGAACAAAAATCTTGGGTTGGATATGCGTCAATTAGCGGAAGAAATCTTAGTCGAGCATTTGCAAGACGATATGATGGACCCTAAAGATAGAGAGCTAAATAAATACAAAAAACAAATAGCTGAAATCGAAGAGCAAAAGAGATTGGCTCAACAAAAATCAGAACAAGAACAACAAAGCCAATTGCGTGAAAAATATTCTGATGATTACTCAAATGAAATTGTCGATGCTTTGAAAGCAGCAAACCTTCCAAAATCAGAACATACAGTCAAACGTATGGCTTATTATATGCACCAAGCATTGAAGCAGGGCTATGATCTAAAAGCAGGAGACGCTGTAGGAATGGTGCGTCAAGATTATATCAACGAGCAGAAATTTCTTTTCAATGAAATGAGCGAGGATGTTTTAGCGGACATTCTGGGTGAAGAAAACGTAAAGAAAATCAGGCGTTACGAAGCTAAACGTTTAAAAACTGGTAATACTTTGCCACGCACTCCTCAACAACCAAAAGGGGTCGAGGTCCATAAAAGAAATGTTAAAAATAATAAAATTTCTGTAGACCAGTGGAAAGAGAAGTTAAAAAAGTTCGACTAGACTTGTAAAGTTTTTAAAAAATAAATACGATAATAACTTAAGAGGTTTTTTTGCGTTCGGTTCGCCAAAACAATTTAAAACCTCTAATCAGTTCAATCTTGATTCGTTACGGCTAAATTAAGACTCCGAACATAAGACAAAAATAGAATTTCAATCAATCTTAATTCATGGAGAATTTATATTATGGCAACTAGCCCTAGCGACCTAACGGGTCTATTTAAAGAAGTTTACGGTGATGAAATCATCAACCTAATTACGGACAGTGCGAAGAACACGAAACTTATTGATTTCGTTTCTAGCGAACAACAAACTGGTAATAAATACCACCAACCTGTAATCGTTCAGCATGAGCATGGCGTAACATACGCTGGTCCTGCTGCTGGTGCATTTGCATTAGAAGACGCTATTACAATGAAGATGCAAGATGCACAAATCGAAGGTTCACAAATGGTCCTTAGGTCTGCGTTATCTTATTCTGCGGCTGCTCGTGCATCTAAAGAAGGCGCAAAATCATTCAAAAAAGCAACTGTTCTTCAAGTTCAGAACATGCTTGAGTCAATCACTAAGCGTGCTGAAATCTCTATCCTACACGGACAAATGGGAATCGGAAACATTGCTATCGGTGGATTTGATGAAACTGGATCTGGTGCGACTACTGCGACTTTCGTAGTTTCTGATGCAACTTTTGCTGATGGTATCTGGGCTGGTTCAACTGGTGCTAAATTAGTATTTTATTCTGATAAATCAGATACTATTGATGCTGCAACAAACCTAAACGCTAACTCTGATACAAACCAAGATGTAATCATCACGGCTGTGAATATAGCAACTAGAACAATCACTGTTTCTAGTTCTGCGGCTGCGATTGAAGACATAAATGATGTTTCAGCCACAAAAGCATTAGATATTTATTTCAAAACAGCAGTTGAAGGAACTGGTCTTACGTTTGCATATAACGAAATGGCTGGGATGCATAAAATCATGGTCAACACTGGTATTTTATTTAATATCAATGCTGCGGTTTATGATTTGTGGAAAGGAAACACAGCGACAGTTTCTGGTCAGCTTACTTTCGGAAAAGTTCTTTCTGAAAACTCAGCTCCAGTTGCTCGTGGTGGTCTAGATGAAGAAGTGGTTTTAGAAGTACATCCTAAAACATGGGAAAACTTGAACTCTGATTTAGCGGCTCTTAGAATGTTCGATGGTTCGTACAGCAAAGACAACGCAGAAATCGGTTCTCAAGAAATTTGTTATTATGGACAGTCTGGAAAAATCAGAATCATCGCTTTCAACCTTATTAAACGTGGTCAAGCGTTCTTGTTCCCTCCTAGCCGTTGTAAACGTGTAGGTGCACAAGAAATTTCATTCAAAACACCAGGTAAAGAAGACGAAATCTTCCTACAGTTGCCAAACAACGCTGGATTTGAAATGAGATGCTACACTGACCAAGCATTACTTATCGAAACACCTGCTAAATGTTTATATTTAAGCGGTTTTACAAACGCATAATATAAAATAAACTAAGCTGCTCGATTTATAGTCGGGCGGCTTTTTGTTTGTAAGGAGACAAAATGTTAAGAGTTATTTTTGGAACAGACCCGACGTCATTAAGTTTACAACCTAACGAGAAGACTTCGATGATTGAACTTTCAACTTATTTAAGAGCAATAGCTGGTGGTATTTTATCATCAACTATTTCTGTTGCTCAAAATGCACTTCAAGCAACTGGCTTGGTCACATTTACTGGTGCACCAACGGCTGCGGAGACAATCACTATTGGTAACATTGTATTTACAGCAAGAGCTAGTGGTGCAACAGGTAATGAATTCAACATTGGCGGATCAGTTACAATCACAGCCGCAAATTTAGTTACTGCAATTAACGCAAGTGCTAGTTTAGCTGGCATAGTGACTGCTACAAGTTTAGTCGGTGTTGTAACGCTTACTTCTGTAGTTCCAGGTTTAATTGGAAATGCTATAAGTCTTTCTGAAGGGTTGAGTAACGCAACAGTAACAGCTTTTGCCAACGGTTCTAACGGTACTTTAATTAGCCTGTAAAGAACTGATTTTAATTTGCACTTAAGCCACCTAAAATGAATAATGCATTCATAGGTGGCTTTTTATTTTATAAACCAAAAGGATATAAGTATGATGGATAAGAACAGAGAGTTAAAAATGCAACTTTTAGAAGAGCTAATGGATATGATGGACGAATCTGTCGGAAGCCAATTTAAGCCAAGCGAAGAAATGCCCGAAATAGAAGAAGAGATGCCAGAAACTGATTTAAAAATGATGGCTAAAGAAAAAATGATGGGTGCGGAAGAACCTGAAATGGAATTAGAAGAAGAGGCACCTGAATTAGAATTAGAATTAGGCGATGAAGGAATGGAAGAAGAAGAAAGTGGCGGTTTATTTGAAGATACTGCTGGCATGAGTTCATTTGAGAAAAAATTAAACGAAATGCGAAGAAAGAAGTAATCCATGAGCGTAAGCTATACTGTAAACGAGATAATATCTGGAATAAAAAGGCGTGCGACAATTCCGACAAATCAGGGATTGTTTAATGATGCTGTTTTAATTGAATTTGCAAACGATGAAATGCAACAAACAGTTGTCCCATTGATTATGTCCGTTCGTGAGGATTATTTTGTTAAACCTATAGATATAGCTTTAACAGGAGCAAATCCTTCTCAGTTTCAAATTCCACCTGATGCAATCGGGATGAAGGTTAGAAATATAGGTCAATTGTTTTCTGGAAACGCATTTGTAAATTTACCTAGATTAAGTATCACTGAAATAAACGATTATCGAAATTATGGGTTTGTCGTGGAAGGCAATACAGTCAAGGTTTACGCACAGGGATTAAGTCAAGTTCGAGTTTATTATTTCAAAAGACCTTTGCAATTAACTCAATTAAATTCTGCTGTTTCGCAAATTTCATCCATTGATGAATCAACAAATACAATTACAATTTCTGGAATAAATCCGTCTTGGTCTACAGCTACAGAATTAAATTTGATTCAAAGCTATCAGCCATTTGATTCGATTGAAAACTTGTTTCCTATTTCTGCTGCGTATCCAGATTATGAATTTGAATCGGTCGCTGGAATGAGAGTTGGCGATTACATAACCAGACAGGGTTTTTCACCAATAGCTCAATTGCCAGTAGAGGCGCAAAAAACATTAGTGCAAGCGACAGTTGTTAAAATTCTAGAAGCAATGGGTGATCGTGAAGGTATGGCTGCTGCTGAGAAAAAATTAGAAGAAAATATAAAATCAATGACAACGATGATTACACCAAGAGTGGATGGAAGTCCTAAAAAAATAATTGATAACGGAATTTCTCAGTGGACTGGGAATAATAAAAGATGGCGGTGGTAAGCCATGGCTCAAAAATTAGATTTAAAAATAAAAGGGTTATATAAAAACCCTAACGTCTTCTCTGAAGTTCCTCCAGGTGCTTTGGAAGAGGCCGATGATATTGTAATAGAAAAAGATTCGATTGCAGAACCTAGGCGTGGTCAAAATTTTTATTTAGGACAATTAGCAAGTACGCCCGATAAAATATTTAATTATCAAAACAAAAGAATCGTTAGAACATTTGACGGTAAATTTCAAAATGATGTTGGTTCTTCGTGGGCACAATATAATGGAACATACCAGTCGATTGATTTAGAAACTAAAACTCAAAGTTTAGAAGTAAATAGAAATTTTTATTTCACATCAGTTTCAGGTGTGAAAAAACTAGACTCAATTACAAGCAATATTACTTTTTCTGGAGCACCTAGAGCATTAGATGGCATTGGCGAATACAATGGCTCATCAGGTTTTTTAAATGATGACGAATCCGTCGCATATAGAATTGTTTGGGGTTATATAGATAAAAACAGCAATTTAGTGATAGGGGCTCCTTCGAACAGAATTATTGTCACAAATGATTCGGGGTCGTCTGCGAACGCCGAGCTTAGTTTTTTAATACCAGAAAACTTAAGTACAAATTGGTTTTATCAACTTTACAGATCGCCTTCGGTGGCTAGCTCAATAGAGCCATTAGATGAAATGCAATTATCTCAAGAAATTTATTTAACATCAGCTCAAATATCTGCTGGGACAGTCACAACCATTGATAATACACCTGATAGCTTGAAGGGTGCTACGCTGTACACATCACCCTCGCAGCAAGGAATATTAGAGGCGAATGATCAACCTCCGTCTTCGTTGGATATGGACGTTTATAAAGACCATGTTTTTTATGCAAATATAAAATCAAAAGAAAAAATCACTATAAGTCTTTTGTCCGTAGACAAAAACAGCTTAGTTAGTTTCGGAGCAGCATTAGTCACTGGCGATACTACGAGTGGAAGTGCAGTCATAAGCAATATTTCAACAACTGCAAATATAAGAGTTGGGATGGGTGTTTTTATTCCAGTGGATACAAACGTATTCCCAGACGGAACGACTGTTGTGTCAATAGATTCTGGAACTCAAATTACTGTTTCAAATAATGCGACTGGTACGGACACTGGGACTAACTTTAATTTTGGAGATAGAATTTCTATAAGTGGCGTTGATTATTTTGGGATAGCAAGACCAAATACAAATACTTTGCCACCTAATTATTTTTCAGTTCAAACAAATTTAACACCAGCAGAGAACATAAATGATACTGCTTTAAGTTTAATAAATACGATAAATTCATCAGCAGACAATGCGAGCATTTATGCGTATTATCTTTCTGGGTTCAATGATCTTCCAGGTCAAATTTTAATTGAATCTAGGGTTGGCGGTGAACCAGAATTTACTTTGTCATCAACGCAAGGGGCATCATTTAGCCCAGCATTGCCAAATAGACAAACCATTACATCCAATACAGCAGCCACTTCTAGCGTTATTACGTCCGTGGCTCATGGATTAACTACAAATGATTT